GAATCTTTGGACCAGACGGCCCTGCATGAGCTGCTTCATGTCTTTTTGCATGATCTTATGACAGTGGCCCAAGACCCTAAATCATCTCAAGATGAGATTGAGACACAAGAGCATAGGGTGGTCAATCTGCTAGAAAAGTTGTTAATTAAGGATTCCCATGGGTTCTCATAATGAAACTTGCACTGACACCGAATTTATCCAGCTGTGGGGTCAACTGCAATCTGCCACAAAAATGGCTGAACATCTAGGGATACACAATAGGGCTGTTCATCTACGCAGAAGACATATTGAACAAAAATACAACATGGCACTTCATGCAAGTGACCATCGTGGCACGCAATACGATAAAAACAAACCCAAGTCATTTAGTCCACTAAAGCAAGTTGAACTTGGAATGCTAGATGGCACTGTGATTGTGTTCTCTGATGCGCACTTCATACCTGGCCAAAGAACAACTGCATTTAAGGGTTTATTGTGGGCCATTCAAGAATTCAAGCCAAAGGCCATCATCTGCAATGGGGATGCGTTTGATGGTGCATCTATCAGCCGGCATGATGTGACTGAACTGCCCCAAACTTCAGTCATTCAAGAATTGAAAGCCTGCCAAGGCGCATTGGGTGAAATCGAGGAAGTGGCCAAAGCAGCCAGGCACAATGTAAAGCTACTGTTTACATGGGGAAACCATGACATTCGTTTTGGCAATCGACTGGCCCAGCACGCGCCACAATTCAAAGAGGTCAAAGGTTTCAAGCTCACAGACCACATCCCAGACTGGGACTTCTGCTGGGCAGTGTGGCCCACTGAGCAGTGCATCATCAAACACCGGTACAAGGGGGGAATTCATGCCACCCACAACAACACTGTCAACGCTGGTGTCAGCATAATAACCGGTCATTTGCATTCATTAAAAGTCACGCCATTCAGTGACTATAACGGGTGTAGATACGGGGTAGATACAGGAACACTGGCTGAGACTGATGGCCCACAATTTACCTATGCCGAAATCAATCCAAGCAATCACCGATCAGGCTTTGCGGTGCTGAACTTCTTTAATGGAACACTTTTGTGGCCAGAGCTGGTCCATAAATTTGATGAGGACATGGTCCAGTTTAGGGGTGAGGTCATTGATGTAGGTGCATTTTGAGCGCCTGGCTGATCATTCTGACTGGCGCGATCTATGCCTACATTGCTGGTGAGCAGCTCTTTAAAGGCAACCCGCACATGGCGGTGGTCTATGCAGGCTACGCATTTTCAAATGTGGGGCTGTACTTGATGGCCAAGTAAGCCCCATCAGGAATCAAACTTCTGTGGTTTCTTCTTCTTCAGTGTCTTCAAATTCTTCATCATCAAGGTCAATTGCTTCATATTCAACTGCCCAGCCATGCTCTTCTTGAAAAGCAATGAAATCTTTGATGATCTCAATTTTGTCGAAATCCCACGTTTCAATTGTAATTTTCTCACTTTCGTGAAAACCTAGTTCCATTTCAAATTTCATGATATTCCCCAGTTAAAGCAGCCAATTGCTGCAAAATTATCGTAGTCCGATTTTGTGTCAATGAAAAGTCTTATCTATTGGGGTCTGTTTAGGGCAAAATTAGACCATGGCCAGTCAAACCCAACAACTTGAGAATCCAGTAGTCCCAAACCTTGGTTATCCGACCGAGGTGTATGAGCGCAGGCATTTCAACGAGAACAATGGCTCTTTGAACATTTACTTCAAAAAGCTGTCAAGTGTGCTGGGGTCTTTGTTTGGACCAAGGGGTGGTCGGTTTATGAATGCGCCTCATGGCGCATTTCAAGATTCGACCGACCAAGTGGCTGCCAACACCACCACGGCCTATGCGGTCACATTTAATACCATAGACTATGCCAATGGCGTGACTATGGCCAGTGGGTCCAGAATCACTGTGGCCGATGCCGGAATCTGGAACTTGCAGTTTTCCATTCAGTTTACAAACACGACAAATGCTTCTCAGGATGTGGATGTCTGGTTTCGGGTCAATGGCACAAATGTGGCCAACTCAAACAGCCGATTTGGCTTTGCACCTAGAAAAGGTGCTGGAGACCCGTACCACACCATTGCTGCCATCAACTACTTTGTGAGCTTAAATGCGACTGACTATGTTGAGATAATGTGGAGGCCAACCGATGTCGGTGTATCCATTGAGCAATACCCTGCCGGAACAAGCCCCACACGGCCAGCAGTCCCATCAGCCATTGTCACAATGAGCTTTGTCTCAAACATTAAATAAGCACTGCCATGTACATACCAATCAAATTACCACCAGGCATTTACAGAAACGGCACTGAGTACCAGGCAGCAGGCCGGTGGTATGACGCAAATCTGGTGCGCTGGTACGAGAACACTTTGCGCCCCATGGGTGGCTGGAGAAAACGTGCGACTGGCCAAATGTCTGGTTTGTGCCGAGGGTTTATTACTTGGCGCGATAACAGTGCCAACCGATTCATTGCAGCCGGTACGCATACCAAACTGTATGCGATGAATGAGGCTGGGACACTTAAAGAAATCACGCCAACTGGCTTTACAGCTGGCATTGCTGATGCGGTATCAAAGACTGGCTATGGCTACGGCACTTATGGCTCATTGGCCTATGGCACGGCACGGCCAGACACTGGAACAATTACCCCAGCCACCACATGGTCCATGGACACTTGGGGCGAGTATTTGGTGGCTTGTTCAAGCTCTGATGGCAAACTGTATGAGTGGCAATTAGGCTTTACAACGCCAACCCTTGCAGCGGCCATTACCAATGCGCCTACTGGCAACAAAGCATTACTGGTCACGCAAGAGCGCATTCTGTTTGCCCTTGGCGCTGGTGGTAATCCACGCAAGGTGCAATGGTGCGACCAAGAGAACAATACCCAGTGGACACCGGCAGGCGACAATCTGGCTGGTGACTATGAGCTGGCCACGCCTGGCACATTGATCGCTGGCAAGCGGGTCAAAGGTGTCAATCTACTGTTTACAGATGTGGATGTCCACACGGCCCAGTATGTTGGCGCGCCATTTGTCTATGGCTTTGAGAAGGCCGGATCAGGCTGCGGTCTCATTTCAGCCCAAGCAGTGGCCGCCATTGATACGGCAGCCATTTGGATGAGCAAGGCTGGCTTCTGGATTTATGACGGCTACGTCAAGCCACTGCCAAGTGATGTGTCTGACTATGTCTTTGACAATTTGAACTTTAACCAAGCATCCAAGGTTTACGCGGTCCACAATAGCAAATATGGTGAAATCTGGTGGTATTACCCAAGCAGTGGAAGCACAGAAAACGACAGTTATGTCACTTTCAACTATCGCGAAAACCATTGGAACATAGGATTATTGGCCAGAACTGCTGGCGCTGATTCTGGAGTGTTTGCCAATCCTTTGATGGTTTCAACTGATGGCTTTATCTATGAGCATGAAGTCGGGTTTGCCTATGACAGCGCCAGCCTTTATGCCGAGTCTGGCCCAGTCCAGATAGGCAATGGCGACAACATCATGTCTGTGCGTCAGGTTATTCCCGATGAGCAGACGCTGGGTGAGGCGGTGGTTTCATTTAAAACCCGCAATTACCCAACTGGCACACAATCCACATTTGGACCATACACGGCAGCCAACCCGACTTCAGTCCGGTTTTCTGGCCGACAAGTCAATGTGAAGGTGACTGGCAACACTTTGGCTGACTGGCGCATTGGGGTGATGAGGCTTGAGGCTATTCCCTCCGGTAAGCGATGAGCGACCAAGAACATTTGGAGAGGCTGCGCCACCATGTGGAGGCTGCCTTAGAATACAGTGGAGGCACACACAATTTTGACGATGTCGCTGAGATGGTCGAGGATCACAGATTACAGCTGTGGCCAGCCAAAGACTCGGTGGTATTGACAGAGATCATTGTCTATCCCAGGCTAAAGAATTTGCATTATTTTCTGGCTGGTGGCGACCTAGATGAACTCTCACGGATGCGACCATTGATCGAATCCTGGGGCAAGTCTGTCGGCTGCACCAGGGTGACTTTGGCAGGCCGAAGAGGCTGGGCAAAGACATTTTTGAAAGACGAAGGTTACAGTCCACAGTGGTCTGTAATGGCAAAGGAACTTTAGGGGATAAATATGGCAACTTCACCAGCACTAGCATGGTCATTGGCTAACAACATCAGTCAAGCTCAGTTTGACAAGAACATTGTTGACGCAATCAAACAGGGCGAGGCTCAAGGCTTGAGCGATGCCCAGTTTGAGAGCTTGATGAATCAGTATCAGATAAGCGCTGCTGATGTGGCCCGTGCCACTCAGTCAACGCCTGCTGCTATTCAAGCTCGCATGGAGGCGGCAACGCCCACAACGCAGACTGAGATTGCCTACAACCAAGCGGCTATGGATAAGCTGGCAGCGCGTGAAGCGCAGAATCAGACTCAGATTGCTGCCAACCAAAGGGCCTATCAAGAGCAGCAGCGCTTGAATGAGCTTAAAAATGCACAGCAGATTGCTGCCAACCAAAAGGCTTATGAGGCTTATCTGGCTAATCAAGCCAAGTTGGCAGCGCAGCAAGCTGGTACAACAGGCACAACAGGCACAACAGGCACAACAGGCACAGGCTTACTTGCCCCAACTGGCAACATGAGCATCACTGGCACGACACCATTTGCCAATGCCACCCAAGGATTTGCCCAGAACTTTGGAAATTACACATCAATCCCAATTGGCGCTCAGTACAACCCCAATGTGGTCGGTGGCACTGGATCACCTTATGCCCAAGTCATGGCCCAGATGAAGCCT